TCTATGAAGTCCTTTAAGGTTAAATTGTAGTAAATGCTTTTCATTCTATTCTATATATTTTTTTAAGCCCTAATTGTAACATATTGACCCCTCCTGTGTTCTTGCAGTTTCATCAATGCTAAATAGCGTGTAGCGTCAATTAAGTGGTTATTAAAATCAACTGGTTCGTTCACTATCTTTCCTGCTTTGTCCGTTTTCCACTTGTAGGTGCGGAACTCCTTTTGTAGGTTGTTGCCTATCAGGTTAAGTCGGTATCGTCTAAGAATGTCAATTGAGTTGATGATTGAGTCTTTACCTTTCTGAGTTGGTTTGATATTAAAGCCTAATCTATACACTTCTTCAATACTTTTAGGTTCGGCTGAGTCGGCAAAGATTTCTTTCCGAGCAATGCCCATATCCTTCAACCTTTCAGCAATATCTTGATTAGTTAACTTTCTTTCGTAGAGTTCCTCTCTTATGTATAACTCCTGCTCATACTTCCAAACTGAAACAAGTGCAGTAGGGTCGGCACTAAAACCCCAGTCTAACCCGTAACCTACAAAGTTAGCGTTATCTGGTACCGCTAATTGATTGGTCCAATTATTGAAAACCAATCCCATCAATTGTCCTCTCTCGCCTAAACCAAATATTTTCCAGTATTCAGGGTCGGCTTGTTCTAAACTTTCAATCTCCTTTTTTAGTGCATCGGGTAAATGGGGATTGTCTTTGTAAGTTGTAATGATTAGGCCGCAATCTTCCCTCGTTAATACCTGATCATAAATCCAATGTTCAAAATCTGAAGGGTTATAGTCAATAATAACCTTTCCAGTTGTTCTTAAAAGTAATTGCCTCCAGTCTTCAAGGTCAATCTCATTGGCCTCATTTACAAATAGGATGTCACGCTTTCTACCTCGTATCTTTTGCGCATCGTCAACTGAAAAGAATTCAATAAGGTTTTTATTAAGTAGGTAGGTATTTTCTGACTTATTATGGTCAAATTCATTATAGTACCCGATTGAGTTTAGTATCTCAATGAAGTCACGCATAGCAGATGACTTTAATGCTGGCAAAGTTTTACGCACTATTGAAATGGTCATGCCTTGATGTTTCAGACATAATCGGATAAGCCATTGTAAGGCTGAGTAAGTTTTGCCTGAACGAGTACCACCCTGAAGTGCTATTATCCTTTTGTCCTTAACTGCCTTCTCTAAAAAAACAAAGTTAGGATTAAACATTACTCAATTGGTTTGGTTAACCATTCCGGTAGTTTATTGACATTAATATTTTGCTCTGTCTGAACTCGCTCAGTTAGGCCATTAAGTCGTTGAGTTATGCTCGGATTGTACACCCCAGCAAGTCCGCCTTGTATCTGGTCTTCTCGCACCTCTTTCTTTATATATGAACAGACCCCTACAAATTCAGCGTATCTTCCATCCAAATTATAAAAATAATGGCTCAAATCGCTTATAATACCTTCCTTGAAACAGTAAAGCTCAAAGCCTTCTATTGTTAAAGCTCTTTCTCTTTCCTCATATACTGACTTCCCGTCCTTACCCACAAATGTATGTTTTAAAATGGGATTTGATTTTGCCTCTTTTCTATACTTTTCAAATAATTCAAGCATAACTTGAGGGCTTTCTATTGCTTTTGGTCTACCTACTGACATATTTAAATAACTCCTTTCTTAACTCGTTTACTTGTAATATATTAAAATTGGCAAATATTTCTTGATATAGGGCTTCGCCTAAGTCTTCTCTCATAGCTTTTGACTCTATCATCCTCTTTATGTTTTTAAACCAATCTTTTTTATTTGTTGTAAGACAGTTAATCCCATGTTTGGCAATGTTAGTGTAAGGGTATTGATTAGAAACGATTACTGGTAGCTTCTTTGCACCCATTTCCATCATTTTCAACTCTGACTTGCAGCGATTAAACTCGGTATCCTTTAAAGGAATCAATCCAACATCCATTAAATCGTAAGCACTTGCGTAAGTGTAGACATCCATTCCATTAATCCGACAGTACTGGTCCTCTGCTATCTTGTAACCTGAAGTAAAAATCTTTTGGTATTCTTCCCAAACTTGCTGCCCTTCTGTATAACCGCTCAAAACTACTCTATACTTCTTACTTGTGTCAGGATTAGAGTTAAGTTGCATAAAAGTATCAGTCAGCATCATTACATCTTGAAAATGCGTAACTGAACCACTCCAACCAATGTGAACTTTATCGGTTTTAAGGTCCTTTACCTTTTGATCAGGTTTAAACTGTTGTTGGTTGAAGTCAATAGCGTTCGGAATTACAAACACATTAGGGTTAAATTGTCTAACTTTTTGAGCTAAGTATTCAGTAGGTACAGTTACTGCTGCTGCCATCTTAAAATTGTAAACTATTTGTTCAGCAGTTTTATTTTTTACCCAATCCCTTTTCATCAAATGGTCATGAGGTAGCATCCAGTCGTCGTCTCTATCAATAATGACCGGAATGCCTAACCTCTTTAATTGTTCCCATAGTATTTCCTGATGCCCAAATTTACTAACTACTGAACTTGTGTAGATTAAATCAAACTGTTGTATAAAAGAATCAGGTTGATGATCTATTGCTTCAACTGAGATGACTTCGTAGCCTTCCCCTAAATTGTCAAAGGGCATTAATAAGCGGTGGTATTCAACTCCAGTTATTGGCTTTGGTATAATTACAAGTATTTTCATAGTAGGGTTAAAATTTCTGAATGTTTAGTTTGTTCGTGCAGGAGTAATCTATGTTTGAGTTGGTTTTCTCTTATCTCGTCTAAGTTGTAATCCTCGCCAAATACAGCCATATTATAATTAGAGATTAGAATATCTTGATATCCATAGTCGTAAGTACCTCTATCCATAATAATCGGCACTCCGTAACTTATAGCCTTAATAACTGCGTTACATAAATAACCGCATCTCTTGACATGGAATAGAGCCTTCATTCCTTCCTTGAACAATTCGTGGTCGTTTGCCTCTCCTAAGTCATTACCCTGTCCATAAACTAAAGCTCCTAAGTTCATAGCTGAATGATAACCTTGTTCATCTCTTTGTCTATAAAAATGGATAATTGAAACTAACTTGTCATTAACTGGAGCTGGTTCGTATATCTTAATTAAAGGAGGTAAAACTACTCCTTCCCCTATCCAAGCTTTTTTATGTTCAGTATCTTTTAATATAGCTTTTGTATAGCCTTGATAAAAATAAGAGTTTAAATGCCTTCTATGAAGGCAAAAAACAATAATGCAATCTTTTCTTCTATCATGTGGTATTTGTCCTGCAAAGTTCCCATCATGTACAAATAATAAATCAAATTCAGTAGGTGGTTTATTACCTAAATATCTTTCACATTCTAAGCCTGCTAAGTTTAAGTAGTGATTAACTCTTTCAAATTCGTCATAATGAGCATCCCAATAAACTATTTTCATTTCTCTGCTACTATTTGTTCGTGACCTACTTTCCATCTCTCAACAGATATAATTGAGAATCCTTGTTCTATTAACATATCTTTCATGTGGTTAATATCATAAATCCAAATATGTTCTATTTCGTGAAACATTCTTTCATCCATTATTCCATCCTCAAGAATCATTGGAGCTTGAATAATTAATCTTCCACCATTAACCAAAAGTCTGTGACATTCCTCTAAGAATCCTTTGCCATCTTCAATGTGTTCAATGACATCTAAGGCGATTATGTTTGAGAATTGTTCACTTTCCCAATTGCCAGTAACCTCAGGAAAGAAACCGAAATGTAAGTGTGAATCTTTGGCAAGTCCTTGAATGTCGTTCTTGTATCTTTCGTCTATCTCAATACCAGTACATTTGAATTCTTCTGATAAGTCACCTAAAAGAATACCCGGTGCGCATGCTATCTCAAGTACTTTTTTTGGTTCAATCTTAGTCAAAGCGTTTTTAACAAGTACGTTCTTTTCTACAACGTTTCCAACTTGCTGGTGAATAGTTGAATGATTCATGTTTGGTGACCAATAGTCGTTGTAATAAATCTCATCTGGTTTGTGGAAGTGGTTACTTTTGTAGCTTCCGTTTTCTAATTGTGTATAGTGACTTTTCATATTAAATTATTTAATGCATGTTTAAATCCGTTTTGGTTGTAGACATCGTAAAATTCACCACCAGCAGGAATGACATTTGGGCATCCAAAGTAAACTTCTAATATCCTTTCTGTTTGTAACTGCTCAGCTATTGCAAAACACATTGACTGATTGCCGATGAATACTTTACTTGCTGATATGTAGTCTTTTAACTCGTTGAAGTCGTTTACTTTTAGATGTTCAAGTCTTGGCAATGTCTTTTTCATTATCTCAAACTCATCCTTATTTCCTGCAAACATTTGCTTAATGTTGTAATCATTTAAATAAGAATAGTCAATTTGCCCATTTTGATACCTATTTGTGCGATTTATTAGCAAAAAGTCCTCTTTAGGCTTTTCTGAACTAAAGATTGGGCCTTCAATATCAAATATTAATTCAGGATGAGCAAAATAGTACCATTTTTTAATGTCTCCAGCTCCTAAGTTTAAACCGATATTCCTAAATTTATCTAAGTCGTAATCAATTTTTTGTCCATTGTAAGGCATTACGTCAACAATGAACTCACAACTGAGAAGTAAAGGTTTGAGCATTTTAAACATATACTCGTTTAGCATTACGTTTCCAAGTGGGTGTCCTGCCATAATGTGTCTTAAAGGTTGATTCAAATGCAAATAAAGTACGCCTAAAGACTCATTATCTTGACAAGCCTTTCTAATTGCGTTTAAAGAATATATTATGTCGCCAGTATTACCACTGTGTTTAAACTTTAGCATTTCTTTTTCTTTTAGGTTTCGGAACAAAATTATCAAACTGAATAAAGACTCTTGTCAGTAATTCCTGAACGCAAGATTGACAACCTAAGTTTCTCGGAGGTGCGCCAAACATTTTGGACCATGCTTCCTGCACCAAATTAAAATCAATATTAGTAAAAATTGAATGATGTTCATTTTTGTAGACTTCCCACTTTGGTTTTAAAGGAAGGAGTAGTTCATAGATTTCTTGATTCATTGAGTTATTTTTTTAAAGATAATAGAAGATAGCACCGCACATAAACAAGCATAACCAAAGGCATATAAATTAGGTTCTTTGATAAGAAAAGTTACTAACCCAATCCAAAACGAAAGACAGTAACCGCAGCTTAAAGGTTTTTTAGGATAAGTATTAAATTTCTTCCTCCAAAAATCTATCATGGTTTGGCTCAACACATACCCGACCGAACCAATCAAAATGCAAATTATTAAATTGTTCATTATGTTTTGTTTTTAAATAATTTATTGTTTGTAAAATAGAGTGTCTGACTGCTCCGTACTTGATGTCTACTAAGTTGCTAATTTTTCTAAAGTCTCCGAACTGGATATAAAGTTTAAACAGCTCTCGGTCATATTCTTCAAGTTCACTTATTGAGTTTTCAATGTCCTGAGTAAATTTTTCATTTTCAATCTCAAAATCACTACTTTCAAAATCGCTTTCTGTCTTAATTTTTTCAAAGTTATTTGTGTTATTTTCAAAATGCTTGTATTTCTTGGCAAATGGTGAGGTATAAGAGACATAAGAGTTACTAACTATCTTGTAAAAAAGGTAAGTAAGGTAGTTGTTTTTATGCGCATCAAGTATCTTTTGTTCATCTAAGTCGTAAAGTGTTAATATACATTCGTGTAAAAGGTCGTCAATATAGTATTGATGCGATATTTTTTTGCAAATCTGCATCGGATTTGGTGAGTTGTAGAACTGAAGTATTATTTCATTTTTACTCAGCATAAATTCCAATAGTCTTATTACCTAAGTTTCGCAAATAAATCCGATGACTGGTCATTAACTCGTTTTCTTTCTTGTATTCTTGCACTATTTTAAGAAACTCTTTAGCATTTAAAATAGACTGCTTAATATCTTCTTTATCTAACTTGATTTCTCTATACTCTTCCGGTAGTTTAGTTACTAATTTTAACCATCCTTCGCCAAAGGTATCTATTAAACCTTTAGTGTAACCAATTTGGTTACCTGATTTATAATGATTATCTGCTAACGATTGAGAGTAAATGTTGTGTAAATTAAATCTAAGATTTGGATAAGCTCCTACCGAGTAATAATGCCCAGCTTGATCATTTGTTTTGTAAGCTCTATTTGAACTAATGCAGTTAAATCCAGCGTCAATCTCTCGCACTAT